TCAAATGACCAGTTTTTTCCATTCCTTACCGCGTGCATCGTTGTAAATATCGGTCATTTTTTGATTCGAATGGCCCAGCAAAATTTTGGTATCAATTCCCTGTTCTCTGAACAATCGTTCTGATAAAGATCTCTGCTCATGGAAAGAGGGTGGGGTGCCATTAGCACGCCAGTTGTAATCCACAGAATCCCTGGCTTTTTTAAATGCAATTGTTAACGTTGCTGGCTTAACCATCCCGCCACGTTTACCTGTCCCTTTAGCGTGATGATGATGTAATAACCACGGACTAAGAACGCAATCGCGACAGGATGACACCACATCATCCAGGGTGAGATTTAATTTATCGCAACGCAGAGCCAGAGGGATGGCAATCCGGGTTCCTGTTTTTTGCTGTTCGACATGAAGATAACCATCCCGGATATCCGAAAATTGCATTTTGCAAATATCTGAAAGGCGCTGGCCTGTCATCAGTGCCAGCAGCATACCGCGCTGTAAAAAGTAACCATCCTTTTCCGCTGCGTTATAAATCATCGTCCACTCATCAAAAGTCAGTCGCTGTCTTGATATCCGCACCTGTGGTTTTTTTGCCGATTCTGCAGGGTTAAAGCCTGGCGGGACATCGCCCGTTTGCTGAGCTTCCCGGAAAACATCGATCAGTACCTTCCTGAAAATTTGTCCCATTCTGTTATGTCCTCTGGACTTGTACTCTTCCAGCACCGATACCACATCCTTTACGGTTATGGCATTTAACGGTCTGGTGCCAAAACGTTCATCAAAAACCCTGAGAGGGGCCGCTTTCTGTTTCAGCGTGTTGAGTTTGATTTCTCCGTTTTCATATCTTTCCTGTTGAGTTTTTCTGTAATTATTCAGAAAAATGGAAACGGTTGATGAACCGCCGGTATCATTAATAATTTTCTCCTGCAGACTGAGCATTTGTTCCATTTGCTGCCTGGCAAGACGGCTGTTCGCTTCTGCTGCAATAGTTTCTGCCAGTTTCTGGTCAATACTGCCGAGACCGTGATTTTTGCCTGTTATGGGATGCCTGTAACGCCAGTAAACTTTGTTATTTCTTTTGTCAAAATACGGAGATAATCCCGGAACATTGGTTTTATATTTTCGCGGGCGCGCCATCTTCCAGTATCCTCTTCAAAGCAGGGTGATCTGTGGCGATCACCTCCGGCTTGTTTACCATTCCGACAAAGCGAGCTCGCGGATCCACTCGCCAGTGTCTTCCAACTTTTTTGGGGAGAGGAAATATCATTCCGGCTTTAGCGTATTTACTTAACGTGCCCGGAGTAGGGACCGGATCGCTGAATTCCTCTTTTGCCCACTCAGTGAGCAGAATAAGTCTTGCCATGAGCGTCGTTCGCTAATCATGGTCGCCGCCACTATAGCTGGTGGGCGACGACCGGGGTTGAACATTAAAAATCAGCCTGACTCGGGATCAGTTTTTGCCAGATAGCTGAAACGTATTTTGCCTGGTAACGGGCGTCATCAAGTGCATTATGGCGCTCACCTTCGAATGGAATAGCCGTTCTGGCATCGAAGTCTATGGCTTTCCCCAGCTCAACAATTGTGTGTACATCGCGATCGTTGTGGTAGCGCCACGGGCAGGGGATCTCCTGCCGTTCGTATGAACGGCGCAAAATCGTGTTGTCGAAGTTGGCTCCATTTCCCCAGACCTGAACAAAAAATTCATCGGAGTTTTCGTCGATAAATTCCCGCAATTGTAACAGTGCATCATCTAACGGGATTTCATCGGTCATAATGGCAGATTGCGCTTCGCGTGATTGCTTCAGCCACCATTTAATGGTGTCCCGATCAATGACTCCGCCAGCAGTTTCCAGATCGATAGTCTTACTAAATTCCGGTCCCATATCTCCGGTTTGCGGATCGAAAAATATTGCACCTATTGAGATAATCGCGGCATCAGGATTTTTTCCCATGGTTTCAAGGTCGATCATTAGATGGTCACACGTCCTGCTGGTGGATGTGATTTCGTGATGACCGTTCACCTTAATTGAGAGAGCTGCCGCCTCGCCAGTTTTATTATCGCTGGCGTGATACTGATCACCACCAGTGTCCTCCTTATGAGGATGGTCAGTGCCTTTCATTTCCTCCGGATCTTTTTTCTGAGATTCAGCCTGATTTTCTTCATCGAATGTTTCCTGATATGTTGCGTCGCCCATCACCGCGCCACAATCAGGGCAGTTGCCGCCACCGCGCTGACCGCAGGCGGTGCAGACTTTTTCCGGTTCCTGTTGCGCTACTGGTTCAAGCAGTTTCGTTTCTGGCTCGTTTTGTCGCGCATTTGGGCCGTTTTGTTCTGCATTTTGGTCGTTCTGTTCCGTTTCTTGCTGGTTCACAGAATCGCGGGTTTCAATCCCCTTCACCCATTTCGGATCATTCGGGTCGCTAATACCTTCAACAAATTCTCCACGAGAAGCAGCCAGTAACTTGTCGGCATCAACAGGATTTTGGGGTGGAATGTTTTTCCTTCCTTCATGGAGTTCTGACCGCAGTTTCTGATATTTCGCATCAACAGAATTTATCTGTGGCTGAGCATCCATCGACTGAGTGTCCTGATGATGTTCAGTTGTATCCGGTTCCACTGCTTCAGGCGTTGCCTGTTCATTTGCCATTGCGCCAGATGGTTGCAGTTTTTCTTCATCATCCTGTTTTCCTTCTTCTGTTACACGCTGCGGCATCGGGGCAGAGGAGCGACCGCAGGCAATATCTACGATTTCCGGATCAGGGTTGGCATGATCGGTTTCAGTAAGTACCTTGTTCAGATATTCAGTGACGTGCGCAGGGATGACCTCGATACCAATTGGTGCTTCTTTCACGGACGCAACCACGATGGCGCGGGAATAATCCAGCCCACCAGGCATGGCGATGAATTTGTCGCGGAAAACAGAAAAGGGCGGTTTATTTTCAGCGATAATTTGCTCAATGCGTTTAGCGTGTACCGGATGAAGGTTATAAATGTCCACGTCCATTGAACGGGCCAGTACGCCAGTGGCTATGTCGCGCGCCAATGATGCCTGATCGTGGATGAAACCGTCGCCGCGATCGGTAAGGTTCCCGCCTCCAGCATTAGCACCGGAAGCCGTGCGAGTGATGCGTGAAACACGATTTCCTTTCATCCACTCTTTTGTCAGCAGACCTCGATCGGTGTAGTCAGTGTCCAGGTATGCTTCGATGAAAGCGGTCATTATCCCTAGTTCCGAATTTACGGGGACGGGAAAAACACTGTCAGTATCCCGAACCAGTTTGTATAAATCCTGAATTTCCAGCGGCCCCAGTTGAGCTGCTTTATTTGAGATGGCACGGGTTGTAACCGTAGGGAGTTCTTCATCCAGTGCACTATGCAATGCCCGAAGTTCTTCCCGTGAAACGTGTGTTACCGGTTTCTCGCTGCCGTGTTGTGCAAGCCAGCGAACGGGCAGTTCCTGACCAGAAATCGGCAGGAGCATACCATCCTCAATCTCTGTCATATCTTCGCCGTTGACGTTGGTATTGTCAGTGCTGGCTGGTTTGTGCTGCGAAGAGGAAGAGGGCGCGCTAAATATCATTGTGATGCCATCTTCCCCGCCTTTTTCATATCGATTGCAGAATTCGGTATCAAACACGCCTTCCGGTGGAAGGTCATTCACAACGGGTAAATGGACACGGACGGGTTTTTTAAAGTCGTCTTCATCATAATCGTTGTCATCCATTGCAGTAATGCAGCGGGAGATAGCAACAGATAATTTTTTTGCTGTAGTCCAGTAAAAACCACCTTTAATTCCTAGGCGTTTTCTGACTTTGTCATTTTTTGCTTCGCAATATAGTGCAAATTCTTCTTTATCAGTGCTCATTGATAAACCTCATAACTATTTTAAGGTTGTATGAACCCCTGCCATTTCAGGCATGCTTAATCAGTTGGTATGGCGTTAATATGGCTGGTGGGTTATCCAGCCGGTGTTTCGTTATTACAGAGATACTTTTTTTAACGGGAGGCATTCGCCGGAAAATTTTTGCTCATCTCTTGCCTGAAGGCAGGTTGCCTTACTGTCATAAATTCCGGTAATCATATTCTGTGACTCACCTGCTGTAAGAAAAACCGTCATCACCAGTGCAAATGCCGAAGTCATCGCTGTTCTCCAAAAATGCCAAGTTGAAGAAGAGCAATTCTTGAAAGTATGGAATTATCATTCAGAAGATAAGGCTCATATTTCCTCATATTAATGGCATCATCAGTGAAGTCTTTATTACTGAGCTGAATGCCAATATTAAAACAACCTTCAGACGTATTAACGTTTGGTAATAACGTTTCCATTATCGCGTCCTCAACAATGAATTTTGTGATGCAGTGCCTGGTGCCTCCAGGTGACGTTAACCAGTTAACAATTAACGCCGGATACAGAGCATTCCCGTTACGCCCGTAAAAGACCGCTTGTTTTAACTGTTCCGCGTGCGCTGAGCCGCATTCACCGCATCACAAAATTCACTTTAAAAAAGGCGGCAGAGCAGTTACGGAGTAAAACTGGTACCGCCAAACGTCACCAGAAAATGGATAACAGAGGGCGTTGCAGCGTGGTTGTCTCTTAAGCGTATGGTCAACCTGACAACCCGGTGTACTCAACGGAGAAGGAATAACCCCGCCATACTTACCGCCGCACCATTTCGCGGATTGCCACAACCGGAAGCGCACGGTCGACGAAAATTTAACGACAGGCTATCTATGAACCAGCAACCTCGCCGTGCGCTTTCGTGTTGTGTGCCTGCTTTTTACCACGTCAGGCGAGGTGGTCCCCGTTATTCCCCAACAACAAGGATCTTGTTAATCTGGATATCCCCAACAACAATAAGAGTATTGAATGTGATCGCTGAATTAACGGCAGCAATGACGGCTATTCGTGAAACCGCCCAGATTGCAAAACTAATGAACGAGGCAAAAACTCAAGCTGAAGTAAATGCGGCTATTGGTGAACTGAACTCAAAGCTTGCATCTATTCAGCGCGAATGCGTGTCTCTCGTTGAGCTGGTGGGCACTTATCAAGAAATAAATGCTTCTCTCAAAGCTAAAATTGCAGAATTTGAAAACTTTGAGGCTCAGACGGAAGGTTATATCCTTAGCCAACTTGAGTCGGGAACTTTTGTGTACTCGAAGGAGGTAACCGTGAACGGCGGCAGCATAATCATGCATCTTTGTCCAAAATGTTTTGGACAAAAGATAGTATCGATACTTCAGCCATTCCCGGTTAGAGAATGTGAGTTTTTTCATAAAAGCAGGTGCCTATACTGTGAAAATCAGTTTCTTATGAATAAAAATCCGGATTACGTATCGCCTCCATCTATTGAAGAGTTGGCCAGAAAACTGAACGGCAATCTGTAGATTTTTACTGTTATGGATATCCAGATTGTTAAAGAGCATGCCGGATGCTTGCTTGTATCCGGCGCGTGTGCACCACTTCCCCCCCCGTGGAGGATTCCTTAATTACCAGATTTCATTAGTCAGAGTTTCTTGCTAACCAGCGACGCGCGCCAGATTCGGTTTTAAACGTTTTGCTTTTGGTATACGTCATGGCGGTGAATGTGCCGTCCTGGTTGGGGAATACTCCGCACACCAGAGATTCATTGTTGCCAAGATTGAGCATATCCATGTTGACCTCATTTACCCTTAACGCCGGGTCGCGGAACTAAAAACCTGCTGCGCTGTTATACAAAGCGTTCCCGCCGTCATGTTCATACGCCTCGGGCTGGCTACTTAACCCCTGACCACTGCCTGGTAACTCGAAGTATTGCCCTGCGTTCTGTGGGGCGGGGTGGGTTGGTATGAAAAGAAGGATACCCATGGGTATTTAAAAAGTAAATACCCATGGGTAATTTTTTTGCGGTGTCTTAACTGGTGACTGGTTGTTTGGTGAGCTATGATGCGTTTTGTGCTTTCTTTTTACGGATTTCTTCGTAGATCATATTGTAATACTGTTTTTTCTCTTCAAGAGTTTTTAATAAGTTATCCGCTTCACTTTCTGGCAGTTCGTCTAAGAGATCTAAAAAAATACGTTGTCGTGGCGTTAGAACCCTTGTTTCATAACTGGAGGCTGTGTTCGTTGATGATGAAACGATACCATCCATCCATCCCCGGGGTAACCCAAAGGACTCTTCGATAATCTCCACCATATCATCGGCGATCCGTTTTTTTCCCTTTTTCCCCTCTGGGTACAACATTCTTGATACATAAGAAGGCTCGCGCCCGATCTTTCTGGCCACGTTAACCGCTTTACCATCGCATTTCTCATCACGAATTTTGATGAGTTGCTGTCGTCTAAATTCATATTTGTCCATAGGTAAATAATAGATGCAATTACCGCAAGGTAAACAACCTGTGGGTATTGACTTTTGTTTACCTGAGGGTATTCTTTGCTGTGTTTACTAAGGAGTAGCTATGGAAGAATTAAGAATATTTCTCAATTCTCTTTCGTCAGATGAACAGCGTATGTTTGCATACGAGTGTGGTACCAGCATCGGTTATCTAAGAAAGGCATTGAGTAAAGGTCAAGTGCTAGGGGCATCGTTATGTGTCCTTATTGAGCGAGCCAGTAATGGTGAAGTTACACGTCAGCAACTAAGGCCTTTTGATTGGATGAATATTTGGCCCGAGCTGGAAGATACCAAAACGTTAACACAACCATTTTCTAGGAGCTTGATTCATGAAAATCAAGCATGAGCACATCCGCATGGCGATGAATGCCTGGGCGTATCCGGACGGTGAAAAAGTTCCAGCAGCTGGAATAACCCAGGCTTATTTCGAACTGGGAATGACGTTCCCGGAACTGTACGAAGACAGCCATCCGGAAGCCCTGGCTCGTAATACACAGAAAATTTTCCGCTGGGTGGAGAAAGACACTCCTGATGCGGTTGAAAAAATTCAGGCGTTGTTACCTGCGATCGAAAAGGCAATGCCGACTTTGCTGGTGGCCCGTATGCGCAGTCACAGTTCTGAGTATTACCGGGAGATTGTCGAACGGCGGGATCGGCTGGTGAAGGAAGTCGACGATTTTGTTGCGTCAGCGGTCGTTTTGTATGACCAGATGAATCGCGGCGGCCCGGCAGGTAATGCCGTGGTGGTGCACTAAAAGCACGGATGGCGTTAACAATGACGGGGGGCATGTGAATCTACATGATTTTTTTACTGTTCTTGCCTGTGGTATCGGTGGGGCTCTGACCGGACATTTTATCGTGAATCTGTTCACCTGGTATCTCTTTGGTTTCAGGGATTACTTCACCCGGTGGATTTTAAATTGTTTTCGTCGGTTCATCGGGCGCAAGCCTGATATGAGGATTTGGAAAGATGAAAAACGCTGATTGTTTATGGCATCGGGAGGCCGTTTTTCTCCCGATATCGCTCGATCTCAGCCTGAATTGCTGCAACAGCGCACATGGAGTCGTACTGGATCAGTCTGAGATTTTCAATCGTGAATTTGTTTTCTTCCATCAGGTTGAGCATACGAAAGTATCGAAAGACGTAAACTTCCGGTCCGCTGACACCATACCCCTTTGTCTTCGATATGGTTTGGTGAAGTTCCCATTCTTTCAATGCGAGGGTGAGAGCCATTTCTCTTATTTTAGCCCTGGCTTCAGCAGCCCGGCGTTGCGCTTCAATGGTTCGTTCCGATTTGAGTTGCCAGGCACCATTAACCAGCGAAACCACGCCAGCAACACATGCACTCAACACAACACTACTTGTGATAGTTGCAAAATCCATGTCGAACCTCCTCTGGTTCTGTTGATTGGGGGAGCACAGATTATAACCAGAGGAAGGTTCGGCACCAGATGAGGTGAACATGGCCGCATTACCATACATGCAACTGTACATAGCTGATTACCTGGCTGACACCATGCATTTGTCAGCAGAGGAGCACGGTGCGTATTTGTTGCTGATGTTCAATTACTGGCAAACAGGGAAGCCAATACCCAAAAACAGGCTGGCAAAAATTGCCCGTCTGACTAACGAGCGATGGGCTGATGTGGAACCATCCTTGCGGGAGTTTTTTTGCGATAACGGCGATGAATGGGTGCATCTTCGGATTGAGGAAGATCTGGCATCAGTCAGGGAAAAATTAACCAAAAAATCAGCAGCAGGGAAAGCATCCGTTCAGGCCAGAAGAAACAGAAAGGAAGCGGATGTTCAAACAAATCGCGAACTAAATTTAACAGGTGTTCAAACAGATGTTGGTGTTGTGCTTGAACATGATGCCAACACAAAAGCAACTAATAAAGATACAGATCTAAAAGAATTAAACCCCACACATTACGCGCGCGTGCGCGAGAGTGCTCCGACCAGTGAGTCGAACGGTACGCCGTTGCAGGCAGCGGAACCTGATTACCTGGAAAGCCTGAGCGAACCCATCGGGAAGTTTCCGATGGCCGGTGGCTGGCATCCGTCGCCGGATTTTCGACGGCGGGCTGCACTGTGGGGAGTGGCTCTGCCGGAGCCTGAATTTACACCTGCTGAACTTGTCGCCTTCCGGGACTACTGGGAAGCGGAGGGTAAAGTTTTCACGCAGGTTCAGTGGGAGCAGAAATTCGCCCGTCACGTAAATCACGTCAGGGCGCAGGTTAAGCCAGTCAGCAAGGGGGTGAGCCATGCAGCAGCACCAGGTGGCACCGCATCACGGGCCGTTCGGGAAATTCGGGCAGCACGTGAGCAGTGGGAACGTGAAAACGGATTTGTCAGCGACGGAAACGGCGTGGAAGCTGTGGGAGCTCATGGGGGAGGTTTATTCGAACCGCTGGACCCAGAAGAACGGGGCCGCACCTTCGAAGCTCTGGATTGCACAGATTGGCGCGATGACTGAGCAGCAAATCCGGCAGGTCTGCCGACAGTGCATGGACCGTTGCCGGACGGGTGAAACATGGCCTCCTGACCTGGCTGAGTTTGTGGCGTTGCTTTCGGAAAGTGGGGCAAATCCATTTGGCCTGACGGTGGATACCGTGATGGAGGAATACCGTCGCTGGCGCAATGAATCCTGGCGGTACGACGGGAGTGATAAATACCCGTGGCCACAGCCTGTGCTGTACCACATTTGCCTCGAGATGCGCACCAGAGGGATTGAACGTCAGATGACTGAGAGTGAGCTGAAACGACTTGCAGAACGACTGTTGACCAAATGGGCAAAGAATGTTGGTAACGGCATGAGTGTTCCGCCAGTGCGACGACAACTGGAAGGGCCAAAACACCCGCCAGGGCCAACGCCAATTGAGTTACTGAAACAGGAATATGAGCGCCGGAAAGCGGCTGGTTTTGTCTGAATTTGAGAAATAATTTTGTCGGAGGAAATTTTAATGGAAACCGTTTTTGACGCACTGAAAGCACTTAAAAAAGCCTCGTCGCACGAAATTGCAGCCCGTCTTGAAATCAGACGTGACGATGCTGTTACTGAACTCTGGAAGCTGAAGCGTCGTGGTGAAGCTGATAACAAGGGGTCGATGTGGTGGCTGACGAGTGAGGCAACTGAAATGGCCACAAAAACCACTGCGGAGATGCTGATTAACGCAATTGAACAGCATGGTCCTCAGTCGGCTGACGAACTGGCGTTAATGTTCGGGATTACCTCCCGCCGGGCGAATTCAACGCTGGCAATGGCAATCAGCAAAGGTCGTCTGATTCGAGTAAATCAGAACGGTAAATTTCGTTACTGCCTGCCGGGCGATAATTTACCAGCAGAGCCGAAAGCTGCATCGGTAACGGAAACTGCTGGTAAAGCCTTTCCTCAGCCAGCAGGTGTTGCGTTACCAGTACAGGAAGCGGAAACACAGGAAGAGATTAAAACAGAAGCGGTGGCGGACATTGTGCAGTCGTTGCCATCGTTTACTGAAACGCGAGCGGATGACCTGATTTTGCCATCGCTGCATGTGGCTAACCGCGAGTTGCGCCGGGCAAAAGGTCAGGTTCAGAAGTGGGAGCGTGTCTGCGCCGCGCTGCGGGAGTTGAACAAGCACAGGGATATTGTACGACAGATTACTGATTCTTCCCGCCGTGTTGCATCGGAAAAGTGATTGCCGGAGGCGCTTATGGCAAAAGTATTTACACAAGAAGAGCGGGAAAAAATTAAGGAGCAGGTTGTTGAGCTAGTACGCCAGAGTGGGCGCGAGACGTTAAGGCAACTGGAAGCGAAAACAGGTGCGACAAGATATCTGATGAGTGTTCTCGCCAGAGAGCTGGTTGCCAGTGGCGATGTATACAATTCTGGCTACGGGTTATTTCCGTCAGAACAGGCTCGTAAGGACTGGCAAAACGCCCGCAAAAAACTCTCAAGGGCAAAGGCGAAGAAACCGGTTGTGGTTGATCCGGACCTTATCTGGTCATTACCAGACGGAGAAATACGTCGTTATGACAGGCACCAAAACATAATCTGTCGCGAGTGCCGGAATAGTGAAGTTATGCAGCGTGTACTGGCGTTCTATCAGGGTAATTTTCAGGAGGTAGCGCAGTGAGTGCACCGGCAACCATTCTTGATATGTGCTGTGGCAGTCGCATGTTCTGGTTCGATAAGAATGACGACCTGGCGATATTTAGCGATATCAGAAAGGAAGAGCACACATTGTGTGATGGACGACGCCTGATTATCAGTCCTGATCTGATAGCTGATTTTCGTGCACTACCATTTGCAGACGCATCTTTTTCGATGGTTATATTCGACCCTCCGCATCTTGAGCGTGTTGGTGATAACGCCTGGATGGGAAAGAAATATGGATGGCTGAATAAAGATACCTGGCGTGATGATTTGCGGCAGGGATTTAAAGAAACCTTTCGTGTGTTGCGTCCATACGGAGTTCTGATTTTTAAATGGAATGAAACGCAAATACCTGTTCGCCAGATATTGGTACTGACCGACAGAAAACCTGTTATCGGTCAACGAACAGGAAAAAACGATAAAACCCACTGGATTATTTTTATGAAATAGGCATCCAGTGAGTAGGTTCGTAAGGTTACAGATACGTATATCTGAATAATTAAATTAAGTTCTGTAAATAAAATTTAATCCTTAACCGGAGGGATTTCTGCACCCTCAAATCATCAGGAGGCCGCCCGAAAGGGCGGTAATGAAAAATGACTGAATTAACCAAAGAGCAATTAATCGAAGAAGCTAAATTAAAAATAGCGATTGCGAAATGCCATCCCAATTCAGGCGTGGCACGAGTAGAGGGTGAGTTATTCAAAATTGCACTGACATCGCTGGAATCAGAACCGGTGGCATGGACTGATGACGGTCGTGACCAGTTCGAATCGCTTATCAGGTTCCATGCGGATGATAAAAACCATGAAGCATTATTGCTTCGTGCCAACGGAGGGATGAATTACCTGGATCCGAATGTTGATTTGGCATGGATATTCTGGAAGTCCAGTCGTGAGCACATGTTTCAGGGCAAAGGCGAACCTGGTAAACAACTATGTGAATTAACAATGTGGGTGAAGCGGTTATCTCATTCCTTAAAAAGCGTTAATAAATCAAGCAAGCTACCGGAAAATGCGATGGAGTATCTGAAAAAGAGCGGGCTGATAAGCGTAGAGGATGTTTTACGATGACCTGGCCTGAGGCATTCACAACGGTAGGAGCAGCAATAGCTGTGGCTCTGGTTGTGTATTCGATTTGTCGCTGGGGATAAATCACTGAAAAAAGATCCCGACGCAAACACAAGCCGGGATCTTTTATTTATATAGCCTACGAATCCGCCAGTAAGAGATGGGGCGGACGGTTTATTCTAACACCGGAATGATGTGGGTAAAAGTTTATAAGAAATCGGCTTCATAACTTTGTCCACCATGGTAAACGCCAGCGATAAAGACTTTATTGCCATCAACGGCAAAAGCAATAATCGTTCTGTGGCGGAAATGAGTTACCCGCATCCCCTGGCGAATATCATCGCGTTTATTGCCCCGGTGTGGGAATGTGGAAAACCCATCAAGAAAATCAAGAAGCGCATTGGCATAATTGTCAGCAATGACGTTCCCTGCTTTCTCCGTTATATGTCTGTGCAGGTTGATTATCTGTTGTTCGGCCTCAGGAGTAATGATGACTTCATATGTCATGCAGATTACTTCCCGGATCGAATCGCGGTGCGAACCTGTGAAATGGAGCGTCCGTTGTTTGGGTTTTCGCGGATAGAATCAAGAGAGGGTGCGGCTGAATGCGTTAACCACGCTTCGATTGCTTTATCGCGCTCATTCAGTGCGCGAAGCCCTTCACGAATGACCTCGCTTTCTGAAGCATAGGCACCGGAAGCCACACGGGCGCGCACCATGTCAGCCATCTCGTTAGTTAATGTAATGCTGAATTGTTGGGTTGTACGCATGGTAAACCTCACAGAGTAGGATAGAACACTATTCGATGATAGCACGCTGCCTGTTGACGACAACAGAAATCAGAGACAATATTGCCGCACGCCAGCCTGAACAACTGGCACCTGCTGCGCCAGCAGAGAAAAACGATGGCGCACAATACCAAATCACACAATTCTGATAATTCAGCTGTCTTTGCCAGCAGGCACGGGCTGCGTTCCCGCACATTCAAATCTGACTGGTTCCAGCATGACCCATGCACAGAAGAACAGGCCGAATGGTTAATTCAGTGCTACCGCAGGCGCGGATACGAGTTTCAGAAAGACCTTAGCCTCGACCGACTGCACTGGATAATCTCTGTGAGGCTCCCTTACTCCGAGCGCCCACCGCGTCCATCCCGCACATTCCAGCAACGTATCTGGAGGTAACGTGCGGGTATTACTTCGACCTGTTCTGGTACCGGAGCTCGGGCTGGTGGTCCTTAAGCCGGGCCGTGAATCCATGCCGGTATTTTACAATACCCGGGTGTTGGTGGAGCCGGAACCGAAAAACATGCGGGCGCTGCCATCCGGAGAGGTTCCCGCTGTTCGCCAGCCGCTGGCGCAAGACAAATCGTTACTGCCATTTTTCAGCGATGAGCGGGTGAACCGTGCTGCAGGTGGTGCTGGCGCACTGTCTGACTGGCTATTACGTCACGTGAAATCCTGCCAGTGGCCACACGGCGATTATCATCACAGCGAAACTGTCATACATCGTTACGGTACTGGCGCGATGGTGTTGTGCTGGCACTGTGACAACCAGCTGCGTGATCAGACATCAGAATCACTGGATCTGCTTGCTCAACAAAATCTGACAGCATGGATGATTGACGTCATCCGTCACGCGATAAGCGGTGCGCAGGAGCGGGAATTATCTCTCGCTGAATTATCCTGGTGGGCGGTCTGCAATCAGGTGGTGGACGCACTACCTGAGGCTGTATCGCGTCGTTCTCTGGGATTGCCGACAGAAAAAATCTGCTCGGTGTACCGTGAAAGCGACATCGTACCGGGAGAGCAGACCGCCACCAGCATACTGAAGCAGCGCACAAAAGACATTGCGCCACCGCCTCACGCCCACCAGCAACAGAACCCTCCACAGGAAAAAACAGTGGTCAGCATCACCGTTGATCCGGAGTCCCCTGAATCTTTCATTAAACGGCCTAAACGTCGGCGCTGGGTTAACGAGAAATACACACGCTGGGTTAAAGCACAGCCGTGCGCGTGTTGTGGAAAGCCTGCCGATGATCCCCATCACCTGATTGGTCATGGTCAGGGTGGAATGGGGACGAAAGCCCACGATATTTTCACACTACCGCTGTGTCGGGAACATCACAACGAACTTCATGCTGATCCGCTGGCGTTTGAAGAAAAGCATGGTTCTCAGGTTGATTTAATTTTTCGTTTTCTTGATCACGCCTTTGCAACCGGCGTGCTTGGGTAAAAGAGGTTACTGATGCGTATAGAGTTTGTTTTGCCTTACCCGACGACGGTGGACACCTACTGGCGACGCCGTGGTAGCACATATTTTGTATCAAAAGCCGATGAGCGTTATCGCCGGGATGTGGCGTTTATAGTTCGCCAACTGCGGCTGAATTTAAAGCTGTCCGGAAGGCTGGCAATAAAAATTATTACAGAGCCACCGGATAAGCTCCGAAGGGACCTGGACAACATTCTGAAAGCGCCACTGGATGCACTGACACATGCGGGAATGCTTATCGACGATGAACAGTTTGATGAAATTAATATTGTGCGAGCTCTACCTGTTCCTGGTGGTCGGTTGGGGATAAAAATCACAGAACTGGAGTGTTCATGAATAACCAGTATTTACAGTTTGTGCGTGAGCAACTCATGATTGCCATCACCGATTTGAGTGGTGCAACAAAAGGGCAGCTTGAAGTCTGGCAGGAGAATTCCATGTTCGATACAGGACGTTACAGGCGCAAAAAAATCCGGTACCGTGATGAAATGACTGGAAAAATGATAACGCGGGATAATCCACCAATCCCGGGAAAACAATCTCTGGCGAAAGGTTCATCGATTGTCCTGATCAGTCCGGTTGAGTTTTCGACATCATCATGGCGGCGGGCTGTTCTGTCTCTTGAAGAACATCATAAAGCCTGGTTGTTGTGGTGTTATAGCGGAAATGTTCGCTGGGAACATCAGGTCACCATAACACTGTGGGCATGGAAAGAGTTTAAGGCACACTCTGGCACTAGGAAAATTGCAGGGAAAACACAGGAACGTCTGAAAAAATTAATGTGGCTGGCAGCACAGGCTGTGAAAGCTGAGCTTCTTTGTGGGGATGTTTATGAATATCGGGAGCTGGCATCATTGGTAGGAGTAACACCCAAAAACTGGTCCAGGACATTTACTGAGCACTGGGTTGCAATGAAGTACATTTTTCATCGGCTGGATAGCGAAGCTTTATTGTTTGTAATGAGTACACGTTCAAAACAAAAAGAAGCATTTTCACAATAAAGTATTGCAAAAGTAGATTGAAAAGCATATTTTAGATGAAAACCTGATAACTTGCCGATTTTTTGCTAGATATCAAAGTGAGAAGAACCCGCCGCCGAGCGGGTTTTTTTGTATCCAAAAGACGGCGTATAGCGTTAAATGTGATGGCGATTGTGTAATGAGCTCCTCATGTTCTGAATCCTGTTGACTACATGGAATCTCCTTTGTTACGTAAGGTGAGTCAATGTTTTTAAATTGTTGGAGGGATGGGGATGAATGACAGTACTCTGCTGAGGAACTCTTCACTTTTTGTTGCTTACATGGGGTGTCTTGGGTGGGGAAGTGCTTATTTCTATGGATGGGGTACTTCCTTTTACTATGGATTTCCATGGTGGGTTGTTGGGGCTGGCGTTGATGATGTGGCCCGCAGTTTGTTTTATGCTCTTACAGTTATCGTTATATTTCTTGTTGGATGGGGAGTTGGTATTGTTTTCTTTTTAGGCATAAAACAAAAAAATAATATACAGAATTTGAGTTTTATCAGGCTTTTTCTGGCAATATTGCTGCTTTTTGTTCCGCCTGTTTTGGAGTTCTCGGTAATTCATCAGCACCTTGCGTCAGATGCACTGCCTTTATGTGTTATTACAGTTTTAATAATCACACTTCTTGTCAGGTCAGGCAGGAGGTTTATTTCAGACAAATGTATTTCGGAAGAGTCTTTTATTCGTCATCACCGGATTGAATTCATGATGGTCGGATTTATGATTTATTTCTGGACATTCTCTCTTATTGCTGGTTGGTACAAACCCCAGTTTAAGAAGGAATATCAGACGCTCTACTATGAGAATGTCTGGTATTACGTTATTGCACGCTATGATGAACGTCTGGTGTTATCGAAATCGTACAGGAGCGGGAGTATGAAGTTCGTCATACTTAATAGTGGACATATTGATGACTTTGAAATTAATGAAATCAGAGTACGTTAAAATTTCCTGAGTAATAAAGAATTTTTACTTCCCGCCATTGAGCGGTTTTTTGTGCACGTAGACTTGGTGTAGTACGGTAAAGACGCTGGTGGTCGTGAATAGTGCTTTTATCTTGCTGGCTTTTCAGACAAGAGTTATTAGTGTGCCACGTTAACCGGAAAAGGGGAAAAGGCATGCTAAAACAGCATGATATGACCGAAACCGCCAGAGTGGTGTTTAATGAGTTAAGCGTCACCGAACCGGCGACAGTCGGGGAGATTGCGCAGAATACTTACCTTTCACGCGAACGCAGCCGGTTTATACTGACCCAGCTTGTTATGGCGGCTCTCGCAGATTATCAGTTCGGTTGTTATAGATGCCTTACGCAGAGAAGACTCTTTAATTTGGGGTAATGGGCGGGGCTGGTGGGTGTTAGCAGCACCTGCCAGCTATATTCTCATGCGTTGGGGGTTATAAGCAAACCTCAGCTCTACTGCTTTGCGCAAAAGCAGTAGGTCTATCAGAGACAGGCTTAATGACCCATTCTTGACCTGAAAAAATATACAGTTGTGAGTTTATCAACGCCGCCAGTCTGGAATTTATTGGGGATGACGGAATATGTTAGAAAATACATTCAGTTGTTCCATCTGAAAATATACTTATAAGCTTGCTAACTCTTCTGGACTGGTCTTTTTGACGATGCTGTCGATATTCTTAATAATCTTTTGTAAAAATATTCTCCTGATATCTACCCCTACTAGAGTAATGAAGTGCGAAGATGGGTAAGGATGTCAGGAATGGTGGGCTTTACGGTGTGCCTGATAAAATTGACTCTGAGTAATATCTCTGTATATACCAGAGAGCACCCTCAGAGTCACAAAATGAAATTATGGAAGGGGCGGTGGTAGAGTTGACAATCAGAAGATGAAAGTGATTGCGCCATTAATGTAAGAGTAATCTTTACCCGTTTTAAACTCTGGTGATACACGATTTAACGACAAGGTTAAAGCAACCGGAGAATAACCTACTGTTGCGCCGACACGATATTCATCAACAGTTCTGTTTAGCGAAACAGTTTCACTCCTTGTTTGAAGCGTTTTTCCTTGCAAAGTATAGTTGCGATCGACTTCACGTCGTTCAATACCGGCAAATACTTTGTATATTAATCCACTATTCCCGGATGAGTGGATTAATCCCCTGTTCGCAAGCAGGCCAAAACCATTGTCTGAGTTAAATATTTTATCATTTCCAATGGCAAATGTTGCTCCATATCCAATATACTGAAACAAGTTACCACTTACTGCTGATAGTTCAGGGTAAACTCCAATGTTTGTGCCCATTAATTCAATATTGGGCGTAAGAGATACCATGCCTTTAACTGTATAACCGTAGCGATTTTCAATTTGATCATCCCAGGCTTGATATTTTTCAGCATGAATAATTGTATGTGCTTTATTCTGAACTTTTTGTCCACCGGCATCAGGTCCTACTACGCCAAAATCCGTACCAAAACGATAGCGAAACCAGTTTGTAATGACATCGCTCCATTCAACTCCCGTATGAAGATATGCACTAAAGGCTCTGTCCCCGGTTACAGCTATTGGGTGCCTTTTATTTGTACCGGATGGCGAATAAATATCTTGTGCAAGATGAAACGATAGCTGACCTGACTCTGTAACATTATGGCTATAGCCAATGAAAAGACCCTGAGTATAATCGTCGCGTTTTTCATCTTTATGGCTATAAATCTTGTTGAGCGTAGATTGAAAGAGGCCAGCATCATCATTAGCTAATGATAAGGAAATGCTGTCAGCATTGGCAGTAGAGATGCTGATATTTATTATTAGCAATGCAGGTATTGTAATGTATTTGTTCATGAATTTTGCTCCAATGTTTATATTGTGTGTTTTCTTGTGGACGTATATGTGTTGTGTTTTTAACATGATGGCTTTTTGTTTTTCAATGGGATATCTTTTATGTTGTATTTTTTTATCATATAAGAATAAATAGTGATTATTATTATCTGGAGGTGGTAAAGGTTTTTATTTCTGTATTCGATAATAAAATATGAATATTGAGTTTTATTAATATCACAGTGTTGATCTTCCTTGGGTTTCTGTTATTCAAATAATAATCGCATGGTGAATCCCCCTGTGCAGATGGGAATAATGACATATGTTTTGTCGCGTTATCGCATAGGCAAGTTACGTATCCTGTCTGGTCATTGCAGGATTCACCTGGAGGCTCCCGGCGTCATACCGATGATGGAAGTAAATGCGGCCATCAGCCCCTCTTTGGAGGGGCTTCTTTTATGCGGATGAACCACAAGGTGGGTACATCATCTGAAATGCATCCATATGTCGTCACTTATGTAGGCCGTACGGGCATATTACCAGCATACAGTTGTTATTAGGGCATTTGCTTTTTATTTTTACTGATTTTCCAGGGCACTCCTTGTTGCTTCTGATGATGAACCAGAAGTTTCTGTTAAACGGGGTAACGTTATAAATGGTTATGGGAAGCAGTTTATTGTCCAGAATCACACCGGTGTTAACAGGAGTGAAAATACTTCCAGGTGGCAGGAATACATCCGACTGATACCAAAGTATCAGTTTGATTTTACACCATACAGTTGAAAACGTTATTCCGCTTGATGAACATATCACTGTGTCAATAACTATCCATTCCATCTTTTTCAACCTTCTTGGTACACATCGCCTTTGATGTTTTCACAGACAAAGTATAGCTCGATTTTTTTGTAACTCATTGAAAAAGATCGGTTTATTTGTCTTTTTTAGGGGGGGTGTTTTTTGTGTCATTTTGATTCGAATTATTTCGGTTTCCTTATTCCTGTGAGCCGGAATACTGACATGTCGGCTGCATTGCAGCGTTTTTATAAAACAACTAGTTGAAATGAAACAATATTTTACATTGTGAAAATTTTATTTTTTGTGCATTGATTTACGAGATAACGGGAGAAGCATGTTCATAAGAATTGTTCTTACAACAGGGGGGCTCTATGATATTTAAGCATTATGATGTTGTCAGGGCGGCGTCGCCGTCAGACTTGGCGGAACAACTGACACAGAAAATCAAAGAAGGCTGGCAACCATTTGGAAGCCCTGTGGCCATCACACCATATACACTGATGCAGGCCATTGCGGCCGAAGGGGACGTCAGCACAGCGGTAGTGAGCCCGGGGGATGATAATGCAGGGGGGGTTACTGCTGAACCGGAGTTTTACTATGTGCTCCCGCTTGCCGGACAGTCCAATGGCATGGCCTACGGTGAAGGGCTTCCGTTGCCGGATTCATTTGACCGTCCGGACCCACGCATTAAGCAGCTCGCACGCCGCAGTACGGTCACGCCCGACGGTACGTCGTGTACATACAACGACATGATACCGGCAGACCACTGTCTGCATGATGTTCAGGATATGAGCAGCTTTAACCATCCGAAAGCTGACCTGAGTAAAGGGCAGTATGGCTGCGTCGGTCAGGGACTGCATATTGCCAAAAAACTGCTGCCTTATATTCCGCAGAATGCCGGGATACTTCTGGTTCCCTGCTGTCGTGGTGCTTCGGCATTCACCACCGGGGATGACGGCTCATTCAGTGAGGTCAGCGGTGCTTCCGCTGATTCTTCACGCTGGGGAGCCGGTAAACCCCTGTATCAGGACCTGCTCAGTCGCACCAGAGCGGCGCTGGCGAAGAACCAGAAAAATAAACTTCTGGCTGTGGTATGGATGCAGGGAGAGGCAGACCTTGCTTCAGGAAGTCAGCAGCATAATGGTTTATTCACAGCCATGGTTCAGCAGTTCAGAACCGACCTGTCTCCACTTGCAGCGCAGTGCATAAGTGGAAATGCTGGCACGGTGCCGTGGATTTGTGGTGACACCACGTATTACTGGAAAAACACGTATGCCACGCAGTATGAAACAGTCTATGGCGCATATAAAAATCTGACTGCACAGAATATTTTCTTTGTGCCGTTCCTGACGGATGAGAATGGACAGAACACGCCAACGAATGCTCCGGCGGAAGACCCGGATATTGTGGCTGTCGGGTATTACGGTGCGGCATCCCGTACTCAGGGCAGTTTTGTCTCCACACAGCGTGACAGCCATTTCAGCTCATGGGCACGCAGGGGCATCATTTCTGACCGTCTGTCCTCAGCCATTCTGCTCCATGCGGGACGCACGGCTGAAGTTATGGGTGGACAGGCTGTGACACCACCGGATGAGAAGCCATCCCCGGGCACGCCATCAATGCCGTCAACGGACGGGAAATCAATGACGACGCTGTTTTCTTACCGCGCATCGGAGTCAGGCGGAGCACTGACGCCACAGGGCTGGGGGGCAGAAGGCGGTAGTGCCGCTGTTGTGGATGATGCCGGTGCCAGCGGGGGCAAGGCGCTGAAGCTGACAAAACAGACCGGAAAGTCATGGTTTATGCAGCATGATGCCGGTAATGGTGCCGACCTGCTGGAAAAAGGTGGCCTTGTCAGCTGTCGTTTTAAACTTGATGGCACGCTTACGGCTAATCAGTACGCACTGGCGCTGTACTGGCCGGTTTCTTCGCTGCCTCAGGGCGTCACACTGGAAGGTAATGCCGGTCATAACCTGCTGGCATCGTTTTACGTTCAGAGCGATGCTACAGACCTTAACGTGATGTATCACAAGGGTAATCCAGACCAGAACACGAAGCTGGGTTCATTCGGTGCATTTAATAACGAATGGCATACGCTGGCATTCCGTTTTGCCGGTAATAACAGCATTCAGGTGACGCCCGTGATTGATGGACAGGACGGGACACCGTTCATGCTGTCGCAGTCTCCGGTAGGGACACTGGCGGCAGACAAGTTACGCCTGACAGATTTAACCAGTACGGCAACATATCCGGTGCTGATTGACAGCATAGTGGTGGAAGTGAATAACCCGTCAGCAGGATAAAAAAATGCCGCCGGGAAAGGGAAAACAAGGAAACCGGCGGCAAAGGTCGTCACATCCAAAGCAAAACATGCAGGACGCTTTTTTAACCAACAGGTATTAACGATGTCAACACCATGTCGATAATTGGGAGGAATAATGACATTTTTACAGCTTATTTTATTGTATTTCTGCACGGCGGTGTGTGTCTTATATCTGGTGAGTGGTGGTTATAAAATCATCCGCAACTACATCCGTAAAAAGATTGATGCCATGGCGGCTGAAAAAATCAGCGCCGGTCAGTCAGCAGAGCCAAAGTCCACGCCCCTCCCGTAATCACATCTCACAGCGAGAAAAAACCATGACAGAAATGAAAAAACTGGTCACTGCTGATGCAGTGAAGTCAGCGCTGCGCACTGAAGAAGTCCGCGGGACGCTGAAAGCATCTATCCGTAAAACGTTTGAGGCTCAGATTGATGCGGATGTGGAAGCGATTCTGGATGATCTTATCGGACCTGCTGAGGGGGCATCTGCGCCACAGGCAGGGGATGGTGAGAATACAGCAGACTCTCCGGTGGAAAACAGCAGCGAACAACCTGAGGCACAACCCGCTGCTGGAGAACAACCGGCTGATGTACTGCAGCCTGAACCAGCGACCATGCTGTGATACATGACGCACAGGCCACCAGCATATCGCGGTGGTCTTTTGTTATCGTGCGCTTCCGGTGAGCGGGAGGCGGGGATATGTACCAGATGGAAAAAATCACAACAGGTGTGTCATACACCACGTCTGCGGTCGGGACGGGATACTGGTTTCTGCAGTTGCTGGACAGGGTATCCCCGTCTCAGTGGGCGGCAATAGGCGTGCTGGGGAGTCTGCTGTTTGGTCTGTTAACGTACCTGACGAACCTGTACTTCAAGATTAAAGAGGACCGTCGTAAGGCGGCGCGTGGAGAGTAGTCGATGAATAAAAAATACGAACTGGTTGTAAAATGAATATTTCTAACTGAAAAAACGTTCCCTAAGGTATGCAAAGGTAACAGGCAATCAATAACAGGATGTGATGAAAGGTCCTTGACTTTGTATGCTTTCTCTTTAGATAGCAGAAGATACTGAAAATTTGAGTTGTCGGGGTGTCAGGGACACAGCTGTGCAAGAGGCGGTCATTGTGATTCCATTGATATCCTGTATGCCATGAAGGGCAGGATTTTATGGCTACCTGAGCTTTGGTGATAGTAAGTTGAAAATTCGCATTTTTTGCTGACATGCGTAACGAGAATCCCATAAGCAGGGAGGACTTAATTCTTCATTAACCCATGCGTTGATATTATGTTTCAGCCGTTGAAGCATAAGTGGTGTTAGTGTTGTGGTAATAATATCCAGCGTTTTATGTGAGAGTTTACCGTAAGGGTCTGCAAGAATGCTGCTCGTTACTTCGTTATTGTCCGCCATCTGAAGAAGTAACTCTGATTTAACGTTTTCTGTCATTAGTTGTAAAAATTTTCTGCGCAAACTTTCTTTACTGTTCATTTATAAGGCCTCATTTGTTGTTATCTGTTGTGTCTCAAGGGATATGTTTATGAGACCTGCCATGAGTGTTGGATTATATACTTAACATATCAAGAGATTAAAAAACTATAAATCCCCATGAACACAAAAATCAGATACGGCCTGTCGGCTGCCGTTCTGGCGCTGATTGCCGCAGGGGCTTCTGCGCCTGAAATCCTTGACCAGTTTCTGGATGAAAAAGAAGGCAACCACACTACGGCATACCGTGATGGCGCAGGTATCTGGACCATCTGCCGTGGTGCCACCCGGGTGGATGGCAGACCAGTAGTCCCCGGCATGAAGCTGACGAAGGAAAAATGCGCTCAGGTTAATGCCATTGAACGCGACAGGGCGCTGGCGTGGGTGGAGAAAAACATCAAAGTGCCACTGACCGAACCCCAGAAAGCGGGCATCGCGTCATTCTGTCCGTACAACATCGGGCCTTCGAAATGCTTCACCTCAATGTTTTACCGGAAGCTGAACGCCGGAGACCGGAAAGGTGCATGTGCTGAAATCCGCCGATGGATATATGACGGCGGCAGGGACTGTCGGAACCGCTCAAATAACTGTTACGGGCAGGTATCGCGGCGTGACCAGGAGAGCGCGCTGGCGTGCTGGAGTATCGACAGATAAGCAGAATGTTCTGCTGAAAAATGACGTTGGCCAACGCGGGCGGATAACACGAAATCCTGCGAAATGGCAAAGCGTAAGTGAATAAAAGTAAAAACCCCGATTGTTAGCGCAAACGGGGTTTTGTGTTTATGGCAGTAAGTTATGGGAGGCTGCCTTGATTGATTTTAGCAAACTGATTAGGGAGTTGCGACTCATGATTGGCCAATTACCAAACTGGAAGTTTCTGCTGGTCTGGATCATCCCGTTTTTATGGGGGGTATCACAGTTAATTACCGCAATTAAGGGGTAAGCATGCCAGACAAACTCATAAAACTGGCGCAGGTCCTCTGTGTAATTGTCGGCATTTCATTGTCAGTAATGCTGGTTGCTCTTTTTCTTTCCACGGCCTGGCGAGCATTGACTTTATCCGGGTTGCTGGGGTGACGGTGATATGAGCAGTGTTCTGTATGTGGTGATTACTGTACTGCTGGCGTCCTGTGGTGCTCTGTGGCTGGCAACAGACCATTACCGTGATAACGCCATTACCTACAAAGCGCAGCGCGATAACAAAGCCAGTGAACTGGATAAAGCGAATGCAACCATTACTGACATGCAGCAGCGCCAGCGTGATGTTGCTGCACTCGATGCAAAATATACAAAGGAGTTAGCCGATGCGAGAGCTGAAAATGAAAATCTGCGCGCTGATGTTGCCGCTGGCCGTAAGCGCCTGCGCGTCAACGCCACCTGCGTGTCCACCACAGACAAAACCACCGGAACCGCCAGCATGGATAATGCAGCCCGCCCCAGACTGGCAGACGCCGCTGAATGGAATTATTTCACCCTCAGAGACAAGTTGAAAACGATGCAGGCGCAACTGGAAGGGGCGCAGGCATATATCCGTACTCAGTGTCTGAAATAAGTTTTCTTTATGCGCAGTATCGTCGCCGTATTCCCGCATTAACAGAGACCGCAGCCCTTGCGGGATACTCCTCTGCGCGAGTGTGCGGGAATAATCAGAAACGATACACACCGGGTTTTGCCGCGTGAACTGAACGGGGCGCGGATTGTACCCTCATAATCGCCAGTCCGGTGCGATGGTGGAAGAAACCGGAATGATGAATTGTGAATGCAAAATATGGTTCTGCATTGAATAATACTGGCATTGTTTCCTGTTTACATCCAGAACATATTTAAATATGCCTGCCTGGGACAGAGTAAAGTGGCTACGGAAAAAAGGTATGCTACCGGATAAATGTTTTTTGATAACCAGTTTTGTCCAGATATTGTTTGATCTGTGGTTTATATAAACAGGTCTTTTTTTGGTCTGTACCGTGATCATACTATGGTTATGTGTGGTAAAGCGTATATTCCCTGTAGACAGGAAATAAAAACAATGCGAGATATCATTTTTTTTAAGATAGTCAGTGACGGAAATAATATCGCTATTGTGTGATGAAATAAGCAAGGATATAACAGAGCTAAGCCGGTTGTTCTCTCTTGTGACACAATCTGGAGGCGATAAATCAGAATGCGTGATGTAAAGATTAAGCATGTAAAACCATGGTGTTTAACTGAAGGTTACTGTGCGGCGGGAAAATAATGAAGTGAAAAGCTAATGTCTATTTGTTATTTTCGCATGATAAAGCAGAGGTATTATTTTTTTGCTAATTTATTCTTTTGATATGTCTTATCTGTATTTGTGGTTGGTTGTAAACCTCTATTGCAACTGACATCGTCAGCAATGTTGCATACTCATTCAGGTGCAACATGGCGTGGAAGAAAGAATACAGGTATGAGGATATTTGAGTGGATGATAAAAAAAGCCGCAGGTGGTATGCGGCATGAAATGGCACGAATCAGTGGATATATCTTTTTTTTCGTTTGTATTTTTATCTTATTTCCAGAGGTGTAATCAATTCGAAAAATACGTGAGAACAGAGCGTATATTTTCGACCTTTTTATGGGTCCTCCTGGTGGGGTAGGCCTGTCCACGGGGCGGAAGGCGCGCGGGTTTTCGCTATTTATGAAAATTTTCCGGTTTAAGGTGTTTCCGTTCTTCTTCGTCGTAACTTAATGTTTTTATTTAAAATACCCCCTGAAAAGAAAGGAAACGACAGGTGCTGAAAACGAGCTTTTGGGCCTCTGTCGTTTCCTTTCTCTGTTTTTGGCCGTGGAATGAACAATGGAAGTCAACAAAAAGCAGCTGGCTGACATTTTCGGTGCGAGTATCCGTACCATTCAGAACTGGCAGGAACAGGGAATGCCCGTTCTGCGAGGCGGTGGCAAGGGTAATGAGGTGCTTTATGACTCTGCCGCCGTTATAAAATGGTATGCCGAAAGGGATGCTGAAATTGAGAACGAAAAGCTGCGCCGGGAAGTTGAAGAACTGCGGCAGGCCAGCGAGACAGATCTCCAGCCAGGGACTATTGAGTACGAACGCCATCGACTTACGCGTGCGCAGGCCGACGCACAGGAGCTGAAAAATGCCAGAGACTCCGCTGAAGTGGTGGAAACCGCATTCTGTACTTTCGTGCTGTCGCGGATCGCAGGTGAAATTGCCAGTATTCTCGACGGGATCCCCCTGTCGGTGCAGCGGCGTTTTCCGGAACTGGAAAACCGACATGTTGATTTCCTGAAACGGGATATCATCAAAGCCATGAACAAAGCAGCCGCGCTGGATGAGCTGATACCGGGGTTGCTGAGTGAATATATCGAACAGTCAGGTTAACAGGCTGCGGCATTTTGTCCGCGCCGGGCTTCGCTCACTGTTCAGGCCGGAGCCACAGACCGCCGTTGAATGGGCGGATGCTAATTACTATCTCCCGAAAGAATCCGCATACCAGGAAGGGCGCTGGGAAACACTGCCCTTTCAGCGGGCTATCATGAATGCGATGGGCAGCGACTACATCCGCGAGGTGAATGTGGTGAAGTCTGCCCGTGTCGGTTATTCCAAAATGCTGCTGGGTGTTTATGCCTACTTCATAGAGCATAAGCAGCGTAACACCCTTATCTGGTTGCCGACGGATGGCGATGCCGAAAACTTTATGAAAACCCACGTTGAGCCGACCATCCGTGATATTCCGTCGCTGCTGGCGCTGGCTCCGTGGTATGGAAAAAAGCACCGGGATAATACGCTCACCATGAAGCGTTTCATCAATGGTCGTGGCTTCTGGTGCCTGGGCGGTAAAGCGGCAAAAAACTACCGTGAAAAGTCGGTGGATGTGGCGGGTTATGATGAACTTGCTGCCTTTGATGATGATATTGAACAGGAAGGCTCTCCGACGTTCCTGGGCGATAAGCGTATTGAAGGCTCGGTCTGGCCAAAGTCCATCCGTGGCTCCACGCCCAAAGTGAGAGGCACCTGCCAGATTGAGCGTGCAGCCAGTGAATCCCCGCATTTTATGCGTTTTCATGTTGCCTGCCCGCACTGCGGGGAGGAGCAGTATCTTAAATTTGGCGACAAAGAGACGCCGTTTGGCCTCAAATGGACGCCGGATGACCCCTCCAGCGTGTTTTATCTCTGCGAGCATAATGCCTGCGTCATCCGCCAGCAGGAGCTGGACTTTACTGATGCCCGTTATATCTGCGAAAAGACCGGGATCTGGACCCGTGATGGCATTCTCTGGTTTTCGTCATCCGGTGAAGAGATTGAGCCACCTGACAGTGTGACCTTTCACATCTGGACAGCGTACAGCCCGTTCACCACCTGGGTGCAGATTGTCAAAGACTGGATGAAAACGAAAGGGGATACGGGAAAACGTAAAACCTTCGTAAACACCACGCTCGGTGAGACGTGGGAGGCGAAAATTGGCGAACGTCCGGATGCTGAAGTGATGGCAGAGCGGAAAGAGCATTATTCAGCGCCCGTTCCTGACCGTGTGGCTTACCTGACCGCCGGTATCGACTCCCAGCTGGATCGCTACGAAATGCGCGTATGGGGATGGGGGCCGGGTGAGGAAAGCTGGCTGATTGATCGGCAGATTATTATGGGCCGCCACGACGATGAACAGACGCTGCTGCGTGTGGATGAGGCCATCAATAAAACCTATACCCGCCGGAATGGTGCAGAAATGTCGATATCCCGTATCTGCTGGGATATTGGCGGGATTGACCCGACCATTGTGTATGAACGCTCGAAAAAGCATGGGCTGTTCCGGGTGATCCCCATTAAAGGGGCATCCGTCTACGGTAAGCCGGTGGCCAGCATGCCTCGTAAGCGAAACAAAAACGGGGTTTACCTTACCGAAATCGGTACGGATACCGCGAAAGAGCAGATTTATAACCGCTTCACACTGACGCCGGAAGGGGATGAACCGCTTCCCGGTGCCGTTCACTTCCCGAATAACCCGGATATTTTTGATCTGACCGAAGCGCAGCAGCTGACTGCTGAAGAGCAGGTCGAAAAATGGGTGGATGGCAGGAAAAAAATACTGTGGGACAGCAAAAAGCGACGCAATGAGGCGCTCGACTGCTTCGTTTATGCGCTGGCGGCGCTGCGCATCAGTATTTCCCGCTGGCAGCTGGATCTCAGTGCACTGCTGGCGAGCCTGCAGGAAGAGGATGGTGCAGCAACCAACAAGAAAACACTGGCAGATTACGCCCGTGCCTTATCCGGAGAGGATGAATGACGCGACAGGAAGAACTTGCCGCTGCCCGTGCGGCACTGCATGACCTGATGACAGGTAAACGGGTGGCAACGGTACAGAAAGACGGACGGCGAGTGGAGTTTACGGCCACTTCCGTGTCTGACCTGAAAAAATACATTGCGGAGCTGGAGGTGCAGACCGGCATGACACAGCGACGCAGGGGACCTGCAGGATTTTATGTATGAAAACGCCCACCATTCCCACCCTTCTGGGGCCGGACGGCATGACATCGCTGCGCGAATATGCCGGTTATCACGGCGGTGGCAGCGGATTTGGTGGGCAGTTGCGGGCGTGGAACCCACCGGGTGAAAGTGTGGATGCAGCCCTGCTGCCCAACTTTACCCGTGGCAATGCCCGCGCAGACGATCTGGTACGCAATAACGGCTATGCCGCCAACGCCATCCAGCTGCATCAGGATCATATCGTCGGGGCCTTTTTCCGGCTCAGTCATCGCCCAAGCTGGCGTTATCTGGGCATCGGGGAGGAAGACGCCCGTGCCTTTTCCCGCGAGGTTGAAGCGGCATGGAAAGAGTTTGCCGAGGATGACTGCTGCTGCATTGACGTTGAGCGAAAACGCACGTTTACCATGATGATTCGGGAGGGGGTGGCCATGCACGCCTTTAACGGTGAACTGTTCGTTCAGGCCACCTGGGATACCAGTTCGTCGCGGCTGTTCCGGACACAGTTCCGGATGGTCAGCCCGAAGCGCATCAGCAACCCGAACAATACCGGCGACAGCCGGAACTGCCGTGCCGGTGTGCAGATTAATGACAGCGGCGCGGCGCTGGGATATTACGTCAGCGAGGACGGGTATCCTGGCTGGATGCCGCAGAAATGGACATGGATACCCCGTGAGTTACCCGGCGGGCGCGCCTCGTTCATTCACGTTTTTGAACCCGTGGAGGACGGGCAGACCCGCGGTGCAAATGTGTTTTACAGCGTGATGGAGCAGATGAAGATGCTCGACACGCTGCAGAACACGCAGCTGCAGAGCGCCATTGTGAAGGCGATGTATGCCGCCACCATTGAGAGTGAGCTGGATACGCAGTCAGCGATGGATTTTATTCTGGGCGCGAACAGTCAGGAGCAGCGGGAAAGGCTGACCGGCTGGATTGGTGAAATTGCCGCGTATTACGCCGCAGCACCGGTCCGGCTGGGAGGCGCAAAAGTGCCGCACCTGATGCCGGGGGACTCACTGAACCTGCAGACGGCTCAGGACACGGATAACGGCTACTCCGTGTTTGAGCAGTCACTGTTGCGGTATATCGCTGCCGGGCTGGGTGTCTCGTATGAGCAGCTTTCCCGGAATTACGCCCAGATGAGCTACTCCACGGCACGGGCCAGTGCGAACGAGTCGTGGGCGTACTTTATGGGGCGGCGAAAATTCGTCGCATCCCGTCAGGCGAGCCAGATGTTTCTGTGCTGGCTGGAAGAGGCCATCGCTCGCCGCGTGGTGACGTTACCTTCAAAAGCGCGCTTCAGTTTTCAGGAAGCCCGAAGTGCCTGGGGGAACTGCGACTGGATAGGCTCCGGTCGTATGGCCATCGATGGTCTGAAAGAAGTACAGGAAGCGGTGATGCTGATAGAAGCCGGACTGAGTACCTACGAGAAAGAGTGCGCAAAACGCGGTGACGACTATCAGGAAATTTTTGCCCAGCAGGTCCGTGAAACGATGGAGCGCCGTGCAGCCGGTCTTAAACCGCCCGCCTGGGCGGCTGCGGCATTTGAATCCGGGCTGCGACAATCAACAGAGGAGGAGAAGAGTGACAGCAGAGCTGCGTAATCTCCCGCATATTGCCAGCATGGCTTTTAATGAGCCGCTGATGCTTGAACCCGCCTATGCGCGGGTTTTCTTTTGTGCGCTTGCAGGCCAGCTTGGGATCAGCCGCCTGACGGATGCAGTATCCGGCGACAGCCTGGCTGCCGGAGAGGCACCCGCGACGCTGGCGTTATCCGGTGATGATGACGGACCACGACAGGCCCGCAGTTATCAGGTCATGAACGGCATCGCCGTGCTGCCGGTGTCCGGTACGCTGGTCAGCCGGACGCGGGCGCTGCAGCCTTATTCGGGGATGACCGGTTACAACGGCATTATCGCCCGTCTGCAACAGGCTGCCAGCGATCCGATGGTGGACGGCATTCTGCTCGATATGGACACGCCCGGCGGAATGGTGGCAGGGGCATTTGACTGCGCTGACATCATCGCCCGTGTGCGTGACATAAAGCCGGTATGGGCGCTGGCCAACGACATGAACTGCAGTGCAGGTCAGCTGCTTGCCAGCGCCGCCTCCCGGCGTCTGGTCACGCAGACCGCCCGGACAGGCTCCATCGGCGTCATGATGGCTCACAGTAATTACGGTGCTGCGCTGGAGAAACAGGGCGTGGAAATCACGCTGATTTACAGCGGCAGCCATAAGGTGGATGGCAACCCCTACAGCCATCTTCCGGATGACGTCCGGGAGACACTGCAGTCCCGGATGGACGCAACCCGCCAGATGTTTGCGCAGAAGGTGTCGGCATATACCGGCCTGTCCGTGCAGGCTGTGCTGGATACCGAGGCTGCAGTGTACAGCGGTCAGGAGGCCATTGATGCCGGACTGGCTGATGAACTTGTTAACAGCACCGATGCGATCACCGTCATGCGTGATGCACTGGATGCACGTAAACCCCGTCTCTCAGGAGGGCGAATGACCAAAGAGACTCAATCAACAACTGTTTCAGCCACTGCTTCGCAGGCTGATGTTACTGACGTGGTGTCAGCGACGGAGGGCGAAAACGCCAGCGCGGCGCAGCCGGACGTGAACGCGCAGATCACCGCAGCGGTTGCGGCAGAAAACAGCCGCATTATGGGGATCCTCAACTGTGAGGAGGCTCACGGACGCGAAGAACAGGCACGCGTGCTGGCAGAAACCCCCGGAATGACCGTGGAAACGGCCCGCCGCATTCTGGCCGCAGCACCACAGAGTGCACAGGCGCGCAGTGACACTGCGCTGGATCGTCTGATGCAGGGGGCACCGGCACCGCTGGCTGCAGGTAACCCGGCATCTGATGCCGTTAACGATTTGCTGAACACACCAGTGTAAGGGATGTTTATGACGAGCAAAGAAACCTTTACCCATTACCAGCCGCTGGGCAACAGTGACCCGGCTCATACCGCAACCGCGCCCGGCGGATTGAGTGCGAAAGCGCCTGCAATGACCCCGCTGATGCTGGACACCTCCACCCGTAAGCTGGTTGCGTGGGATGGCACCACCGACGGTGCTGCCGTTGGCATTCTGGCGGTTGATGCTGACCAGACCAGCACCACGCTGACGTTCTACAAGTCCGGCACGTTCCGTTATGAGGATGTGCTCTGGCCGGAGGCTGCCAGCGACGAGACGAAAAAACGGACCGCGTTTGCCGGAACGGCAATCAGCATCGTTTAACTTTACCCTTCATCACTAAAGGCCGCCTGTGCGGCTTTTTTTACGGGATTTTTTTATGTCGATGTACACAACCGCCCAACTGCTGGCGGCAAATGAGCAGAAATTTAAGTTTGATCCGCTGTTTCTGCGCCTCTTTTTCCGTGAGAGCTATCCCTTCACCACGGAGAAAGTCTATCTCTCACAAATTCCGGGACTGGTAAACATGGCGCTGTACGTTTCGCCGATTGTTTCCGGTGAGGTTATCCGCTCCCGTGGCGGCTCCACCTCTGAATTTACGCCGGGATATGTCAAGCCGAAGCATGAGGTGAATCCGCAGATGACCCTGCGTCGCCTGCCGGATGAAGATCCGCAGAACTTGGCTGACCCGGCTTACCGTCGCCGTCGCATCATCATGCAGAACATGCGTGACGAAGAGCTGGCCATTGCCCAGGTCGAAGAGATGCAGGCCGTTTCTGCCGTGCTTAAGGGCAAATACACCATGACCGGTGAAGCCTTCGATCCGGTTGAGGTGGATATGGGCCGCAGTGCGGCGAATAACATCACGCAGTCCGGTGGCACGGAGTGGAGCAAGCGTGACAAGTCCACGTATGACCCGACCGACGATATCGAAGCCTACGCGCTGAACGCCAGCGGTGTGGTGAATATCATCGTGTTCGATCCGAAAGGCTGGGCGCTGTTCCGTTCCTTCAAAGCCGTCAGGGAGAAGCTGGATACCCGTCGCGGCTCTCATTCCGAGCTGGAGACAGCGGTGAAAGACCTGGGTAAAGCGGTGTCCTATAAGGGGATGTATGGCGATGTTGCCATCGTCGTGTATTCCGGACAGTACGTGGAAAACGGTGTCAAAAAGAACTTCCTGCCGGACAACACGATGGTGCTTGGGAACACTCAGGCACGCGGTCTGCGTACCTATGGCTGTATTCAGGATGCGGATGCATTGAGTGAGGGTATTAATGCGTCTCCTCGTTATCCGAAAAACTGGAAGACATCAGGTGATCCGGCGCGTGAGTTCACCATGATTCAGTCAGCACCGCTGATGCTGCTGGCTGATCCTGATGAGTTCGTGTCCGTACAACTGGCGTAATCATGGCCCTTCGGGGCCATTTCTCTCTGTGGAGGAGTCCATGACGAAAGATGAACTGATTGCCCGTCTCCGCTCGCTGGGTGAACAACTGAACCGTGATGTCAGCCTGACGGGGACGAAAGAAGAACTGGCGCTCCGTGTGGCAGAGCTGGAAGAGGAGCTTGATGACACGGATGACGCTGCCGGTCAGGACACATCTGTCAGCCCGGAAAATGCGCTGACCGGACATGAAAATGAGGTGGTATCAGCGCAGCCGGATACCGTGACTGATACGGCTGATCTGGTCACGGTTGTGGCACTGGTGACGCTGCATACTGATGCACTTCACGCCACGCGGGATGAACCTGTGGCATTTGTGCTGCCGGGAACGGCGTTCCGTGTCTCTGCCGGTGTGGCAACTGAAATGACAGAGCGCGGCCTGGCCAGAATGCAATAACGGGAGGCGCTGTGGCTGATTTCGATAACCTGTTCGATGCTGCCATTGCCCGCGCCGATGAAACGATTCGCGGGTACATGGGAACGTCAGCCACCATGACATCCGGTGAGCAGTCCGGTGCGGTGATACGTGGTGTTTTTGATGACCCTGAAAATATCAGCTATGCCGGACAGGGCGTGCGCGTTGAAGGCTCCAGCCCGTCCCTGTTTGTCCGGACTGATGATGTGCGGCAGCTGCGGCGCGGCGACACGCTGACTATCGGTGAGGAAAACTTCTGGATAGACCGGATTTCGCCGGATGATGGCGGAAGCTGTCATCTCTGGCTTGGGCGGGGCGTACCGCCTGCCGTTAACCGTCGCCGCTGAAAGAGGGATGTATGGCCATAAAAGGTCTTGAGCAGGCCGTTGAAAACCTCAGCCGTATCAGCAGAACGGCGGTGCCCGGTGCCGCCGCAATGGCCATTAACCGCGTTGCTTCATCCGCGATATCGCAGTCGGCGTCACAGGTTGCCCGTGAGACAAAGGTACGCCGGAAACTGGTAAAGGAAAGGGCCAGGCTGAAAAGGGCCACGGTCAAAAATCCGCAGGCCAGAATCAAGGTTAACCGGGGGGATTTGCCCGTAATAAAGCTGGGTAACGCGCGGATTGTCCTGTCCCGACGCAGGCGTCGTAAAAAGGGGCAGCGTTCAGCCCTGAAAGGTGGCGGCAGCGTGCTTGTGGTGGGAAACCGTCGTATTCCCGGCGCGTTTATTCAGCAACTGAAAAATGGCCGCTGGCATGTCATGCAGCGTGTGGCCGGGAAAAACCGTTACCCCATTGATGTGGTGAAAATCCCGATGGCGGTGCCGCTGACCACGGCGTTTAAACAGAATATTGAGCGGATACGGCGTGAGCGTCTTCCGAAAGAGCTGGGCTATGCGCTGCAGCATCAACTGAGGATGGTAATAAAGCGATGAAACATACTGAACTCCGTGCAGCCGTACTGGATGCACTGGAGAAGCATGACACCGGGGCGACGTTTTTTGATGGTCGCCCCGCTGTTTTTGATGAGGCGGATTTTCCGGCAGTTGCCGTTTATCTCACCGGCGCTGAATACACGGGCGAAGAGCTGGACAGCGATACCTGGCAGGCGGAGCTGCATATCGAAGTTTTCCTGCCTGCTCAGGTGCCGGATTCAGAGCTGGATGCGTGGATGGAGTCCCGGATTTATCCGGTGATGAGCGATATCCCGGCACTGTCAGATTTGATCACCAGTATGGTGGCCAGCGGCTATGACTACCGGCGCGACGATGATGCGGGCCTGTGGAGTTCAGCCGATCTGACTTATGTCATTACCTATGAAATGTGAGGACGCTATGCCTGTACCAAATCCTACAATGCCGGTGAAAGGTGCCGGGACCACCCTGTGGGTTTATAAGGGGAGCGGTGACCCTTATGCGAATCCGCTTTCAGACGTTGACTGGTCGCGTCTGGCAAAAGTTAAAGACCTGACGCCCGGCGAACTGACCGCTGAGTCCTATGACGACAGCTATCTCGATGATGAAGATGCAGACTGGACTGCGACCGGGCAGGGGCAGAAATCTGCCGGAGATACCAGCTTCACGCTGGCGTGGATGCCCGGAGAGCAGGGGCAGCAGGCGCTGCTGGCGTGGTTTAATGAAGGCGATACCCGTGCCTATAAAATCCGCTTCCCGAACGGCACGGTCGATGTGTTCCGTGGCTGGGTCAGCAGTATCGGTAAGGCGGTGACGGCGAAGGAAGTGATCACCCGCACGGTGAAAGTCACCAATGTGGGACGTCCGTCGATGGCAGAAGATCGCAGCACGGTAACAGCGGCAACCGGCATGACCGTGACGCCTGCCAGCACCTCGGTGGTGAAAGGGCAGAGCACCACGCTGACCGTGGCCTTCCAGCCGGAGGGCGTAACCGACAAGAGCTTTCGTGCGGTGTCTGCGGATAAAACAAAAGCCACCGTGTCGGTCAGTGGTATGACCATCACCGTGAACGGCGTTGCTGCAGGCAAGGTCAACATTCCGGTTGTATCCGGTAATGGTGAGTTTGCTGCGGTTGCAGAAATTACCGTCACCGCCAGTTAATCCGGAGAGTCAGCGATGTTCCTGAAAACCGAATCATTTGAACATAACGGTGTGACCGTCACGCTTTCTGAACTGTCAGCCCTGCAGCGCATTGAGCATCTCGCCCTGATGAAACGGCAGGCAGAACAGGCGGAGTCAGACAGCAACCGGAAGTTTACTGTGGAAGACGCCATCAGAACCGGCGCGTTTCTGGTGGCGATGTCCCTGTGGCATAACCATCCGCAGAAGACGCAGATGCCGTCCATGAATGAAGCCGTTAAACAGATTGAGCAGGAAGTGCTTACCACCTGGCCCACGGAGGCAATTTCTCATGCTGAAAACGTGGTGTACCGGCTGTCTGGTATGTATGAGTTTGTGGTGAATAATGCCCCTGAACAGACAGAGGACGCCGGGCCTGCAGAGCCTGTTTCTGCGGGAAAGTGTTCGACGGTGAGCTGAGTTTTGCCCTGAAACTGGCGCGCGAGATGGGGCGACCCGACTGGCGTGCCATGCTTGCCGGGATGTCATCCACGGAGTATGCCGACTGGCACCGCTTTTACAGTACCCATTATTTTCATGATGTTCTGCTGGATATGCACTTTTCCGGGCTGACGTACACCGTGCTCAGCCTGTTTTTCAGCGATCCGGATATGCATCCGCTGGATTTCAGTCTGCTGAACCGGCGCGAGGCTGACGAAGAGCCTGAAGATGATGTGCTGATGCAGAAAGCGACAGGGCTTGCCGGAGGCGTCCGCTTTGGCCCGGACGGGAATGAAGTTATCCCCGTTTCCCCGGATGTGGCGGACATGACGGAGGATGACGTAATGCTGATGACAGTATCAGAAGGGATCGCAGGAGGAATCCGGTATGGCTGAACCGGTAGGCGATCTGGTCGTTGATTTAAGTCTGGATGCGGCCAGATTTGACGAGCAGATGGCCAGAGTCAGGCGTCATTTTTCCGGTACGGAAAGTGATGCGAAAAAAACAGCGGCAGTCGTTGAACAGTCGCTGAGCCGACAGGCACTGGCTGCACAGAAAGCGGGGATTTCCGTCGGGCAGTATAAAGCCGCCATGCGTATGCTGCCTGCACAGTTCACCGACGTGGCCACGCAGCTTGCAGGCGGGCAAAGTCCGTGGCTGATCCTGCTGCAACAGGGGGGGCAGGTGAAGGACTCCTTCGGCGGGATGATCCCCATGTTCAGGGGGCTTGCCGGTGCGATCACCCTGCCGATGGTGGGGGCCACCTCGCTGGCGGTGGCGACCGGTGCGCTGGCGTATGCCTGGTATCAGGGCAACTCAACCCTGTCCGATTTCAACAAAACGCTGGTCCTTTCCGGCAATCAGGCGGGACTGACGGCAGATCGTATGCTGGTCCTGTCCAGAGCCGGGCAGGCGGCAGGGCTGACGTTTAACCAGACCAGCGAGTCACTCAGCGCACTGGTTAAGGCGGGGGTAAGCGGTGAGGCTCAGATTGCGTCCATCAGCCAGAGTGTGGCGCGTTTCTCCTCTGCATCCGGCGTGGAGGTGGACAAGGTCGCTGAAGCCTTCGGGAAGCTGACCACAGACCCGACGTCGGGGCTGACGGCGATGGCACGCCAGTTCCATAACGTGACGGCGGAGCAGATTGCGTATGTTGCTCAGTTGCAGCGTTCCGGCGATGAAGCCGGGGCATTGCAGGCGGCGAACGAGGCCGCGACGAAAGGGTTTGATGACCAGACCCGCCGCCTGAAAGAGAACATGGGTACGCTGGAGACCTGGGCAGACAGGACAGCGCGGGCATTCAAATCCATGTGGGATGCGGTGCTGGATATTGGTCGTCCTGATACCGCGCAGGAGATGCTGATTAAGGCAGAGGCTGCGTTTAAGAAAGCGGACGACATCTGGAGTCTGCGCAAGGATGATTATTTTGTTAACGATGAAGCGCGGGCGCGTTACTGGGATGATCGTGAAAAGGCCCGTCTTGCGCTTGAAGCCGCGAGAAAGAAGGCTGAACAGCAGAGTCAACAGGACAAAAATGCGCAGCAGCAGAGCGATACTGAAGCGTCACGGCTGAAATATACCGAAGAGGCGCAGAAGGCTTACGAACGGCTGCAGACGCCGCTGGAGAAATATACCGCCCGTCAGGAAGAACTGAACAAGGCACTGAAAGACGGGAAAATCCTGCAGGCGGATTACAACACGCTGATGGCGGCGGCGAAAAAGGATTATGAAGCGACGCTGAAAAAGCCGAAACAGTCCGGCGTGAAGGTGTCTGCGGGCGATCGTCAGGAAGACAGTGCTCATGCTGCCCTGCTGACGCTTCAGGCAGAACTCCGGACGCTGGAGAAGCATGCCGGAGCAAATGAGAAAATCAGCCAGCAGCGCCGGGATTTGTGGAAGGCGGAGAGTCAGTTCGCGGTACTGGAGGAGGCGGCGCAACGTCGCCAGCTGTCTGCACAGGAGAAATCCCTGCTGGCGCATAAAGATGAGACGCTGGAGTACAAACGCCAGCTGGCTGCACTTGGCGACAAGGTTACGTATCAGGAGCGCCTGAACGCGCTGGCGCAGCAGGCGGATAAATTCGCACAGCAGCAACGGGCAAAACGGGCCGCCATTGATGCGAAAAGCCGGGGGCTGACTGACCGGCAGGCAGAACGGGAAGCCACGGAACAGCGCCTGAAGGAACAGTATGGCGATAATCCGCTGGCGCTGAATAACGTCATGTCAGAGCAGAAAAAGACCTGGGCGGCTGAAGACCAGCTTCGCGGGAACTGGATGGCAGGCCTGAAGTCCGGCTGGAGTGAGTGGGAAGAGAGCGCCACGGACAGTATGTCGCAGGTAAAAAGTGCAGCCACGCAGACCTTTGATGGTATTGCACAGAATATGGCGGCGATGCTGACCGGCAGTGAGCAGAACTGGCGCAGCTTCACCCGTTCCGTGCTGTCCATGATGACAGAAATTCTGCTTAAGCAGGCAATGGTGGGGATTGTCGGGAGTATCGGCAGCGCCATTGGCGGGGCTGTTGGTGGCGGCGCATCCGCGTCAGGCGGTACAGCCATTCAGGCCGCTGCGGCGAAATTCCATTTTGCAACCGGAGGATTTACGGGAACCGGCGGCAAATATGAGCCAGCGGGGATTGTTCACCGTGGTGAGTTTGTTTTCACGAAGGAGGCAACCAGCCGGATTGGCGTGGGGAATCTTTACCGGCTGATGCGCGGCTATGCCACCGGCGGTTATGTCGGTACACCGGGCAGCATGGCAGACAGCCGGTCGCAGGCGTCCGGGACGTTTGAGCAGAATAACCATGTGGTGATTAACAACGACGGCACGAACGGGCAGATAGGTCCGGCTGCTCTGAAGGCGGTGTATGACATGGCCCGCAAGGGTGCCCGTGATGAAATTCAGACACAGATGCGTGATGGTGGCCTGTTCTCCGGAGGTGGACGATGAAGACCTTCCGCTGGAAAGTGAAACCCGGTATGGATGTGGCTTCGGTCCCTTCTGTAAGAAAGGTGCGCTTTGGTGATGGCTATTCCCAGCGAGCGCCTGCCGGGCTGAATGCCAACCTGAAAACGTACAGCGTGACGCTTTCTGTCCCCCGTGAGGAGGCCACGGTACTGGAGTCGTTTCTGGAAGAGCACGGGGGCTGGAAATCCTTTCTGTGGACGCCGCCTTATGAGTGGCGGCAGATAAAGGTGACCTGCGCAAAATGGTCGTCGCGGGTCAGTATGCTGCGTGTTGAGTTCAGCGCAGAGTTTGAACAGGTGGTGAACTGATGCAGGATATCCGGCAGGAAACACTGAATGAATGCACCCGTGCGGAGCAGTCGGCCAGCGTGGTGCTCTGGGAAATCGACCTGACAGAGGTCGGTGGAGAACGTTATTTTTTCTGTAATGAGCAGAACGAAAAAGGTGAGCCGGTCACCTGGCAGGGGCGACAGTATCAGCCGTATCCCATTCAGGGGAGCGGTTTTGAACTGAATGGCAAAGGCACCAGTACGCGCCCCACGCTGACGGTTTCTAACCTGTACGGTATGGTCACCGGGATGGCGGAAGATATGCAGAGTCTGGTCGGCGGAACGGTGGTCCGGCGTAAGGTTTACGCCCGTTTTCTGGATGCGGTGAACTTCGTCAACGGAAACAGTTACGCCGATCCGGAGCAGGAGGTGATCAGCCGCTGGCGCATTGAGCAGTGCAGCGAACTGAGCGCGGTGAGTGCCTCCTTTGTACTGTCCACGCCGACGGAAACGGATGGCGCTGTTTTTCCGGGACGTATCATGCTGGCCAACACCTGCACCTGGACCTATCGCGGTGACGAGTGCGGTTATAGCGGTCCGGCTGTCGCGGATGAATATGACCAGCCAACGTCCGATATCACGAAGGATAAATGCAGCAAATGCCTGAGCGGTTGTAAGTTCCGCAATAACGTCGGCAACTTTGGCGGCTTCCTTTCCATTAACAAACTTTCGCAGTAAATCCCATGACACAGACAGAATCAGCGATTCTGGCGCACGCCCGGCGATGTGCGCCAGCGGAGTCGTGCGGCTTCGTGGTAAGCACGCCGGAGGGGGAAAGATATTTCCCCTGCGTGAATATCTCCGGTGAGCCGGAGGCGTATTTCCGTATGTCGCCGGAAGACTGGCTGCAGGCAGAAATGCAGGGTGAGATTGTGGCGCTGGTCCACAGCCACCCCGGTGGTCTGCCCTGGCTGAGTGAGGCCGACCGGCGGCTGCAGGTGCAGAGTGATTTGCCGTGGTGGCTGGTCTGCCGGGGGACGATTCATAAGTTCCGCTGTGTGCCGCATCTCACCGGGCGGCGCTTTGAGCACGGTGTGACGGACTGTTACACACTGTTCCGGGATGCTTATCATCTGGCGGGGATTGAGATGCCGGACTTTCATCGTGAGGATGACTGGTGGCGTAACGGCCAGAATCTCTATCTGGATAATCTGGAGGCGACGGGGCTGTATCAGGTGCCGTTGTCAGCGGCACAGCCGGGCGATGTGCTGCTGTGCTGTTTTGGTTCATCGGTGCCGAATCACGCCGCAATTTACTGCGGCGACGGCGAGCTGCTGCACCATATTCCTGAACAACTGAGCAAACGAGAGAGGTACACCGACAAATGGCAGCGACGCACACACTCCCTCTGGCGTCACCGGGCATGGCGCGCATCTGCCTTTACGGGGATTTACAACGATTTGGTCGCCGCATCGACCTTCGTGTGAAAACGGGGGCTGAAGCCATCCGCGCACTGGCCACACAGCTCCCGGCGTTTCGTCAGAAACTGAGCGACGGCTGGTATCAGGTGCGCATTGCCGGGCGTGATGCAGGTGAAACGGAATTATCAGTCCGTCTTAATGAGCCGTTGGCAAATGGTGCCGTGATCCACATCGTACCGCGTCTGGCGGGTGCTAAAAGTGGTGGTGTATTTCAGGCGGTGCTGGGTGCGGCGCTGATTGCAACGGCAATCTGGATGCCGGGAATCAGTATCGCTTTCAGTGACATCCTCTTTTCTATGGGGGCAGCGATGACGCTTGGTGGTGTTGCACAGATGCTGGCTCCTAAACCCAGAACTCCCCGTACACAGACAACGGATAACGGCAAACAGAACACCTATTTCTCCTCACTGGATAACATGGTTGCCCAGGGCAATGTCCTGCCTGTTCTGTACGGTGAAATGCGCGTGGGGTCACGTGTGGTATCTCAGGTGATCAGCACGGCAGACGAAGGGGATGGTGGTCAGGTTGTGGTGATTGGTCGCTGATGCAAAATGTTTTATGTGAAACCGCCTCCGGGCGGTTTTGTCGTTTATGGAGCGTGAGGAATGGGTAAAGGCAGCAGTAAGGGGCATACCCCACGCGAAGCGAAGGACAACCTGAAATCCACACAGTTACTGAGTGTGATTGATGCCATCAGCGAAGGGCCGGTTGAAGGTCCGGTGGATGGATTAAAAAGCGTGCTGCTGAACAGTACACCGGTGCTGGACAGTGAGGAGAATACCAATATCTCCGGTGTCACGGTGGTTTTCCGGGCAGGTGAGCAGGAGCAGACACCGCCGGAGGGATTTGAATCCTCCGGCTCCGAGACGGTGCTGGGTACGGAAGTGAAGTACGACACGCCGATTACCCGGACCATCACGTCGGCAAACATCGACCGTCTGCGCTTTACCTTCGGTGTGCAGGCACTGGTGGAAACCACCTCAAAGGGGGACCGGAATCCGTCGGAAGTCCGCCTGCTGGTTCAGATACAGCGTAACGGTGGCTGGGTGACGGAAAAAGACATCACCATTAAGGGCAAAACCACCTCGCAGTATCTGGCCTCGGTGGTGGTGGATAACCTGCCGCCGCGCCCGTTTAATATCCGGATGCGCAGAATGACGCCGGACAGCACCACAGAGCAGCTGCAGAACAAAACGCTCTGGTCGTCATACACCGAAATCATCGATGTGAAACAGAGCTACCCGAACACGGCACTGGTCGGCGTGCAGGTGGATTCGGAGCAGTTCGGCAGCCAGCAGGTGAGCCGTAATTATCATCTGCGCGGGCGTATTCTGCAGGTGCCGTCGAATTATAACCCGCAGACGCGGCAATACAGCGGTATCTGGGACGGAACGTTTAAACCGGCATACAGCAACAACCCGGCCTGGTGTCTGTGGGATATGCTGACCCATCCGCGCTACGGCATGGGAAAACGTCTTGGTGCGGCGGATGTGGACAAATGGGCGTTGTATGTCATCGGCCAGTACTGCGACCAGTCAGTGCCGGACGGCTTTGGCGGCACGGAGCCGCGCATCACCTGTAATGCGTACCTGAGCACACAGCGCAAGGCGTGGGATGTGCTCAGTGATTTCTGCTCGGCGATGCGCTGTATGCCGGTATGGAACGGGCAGACGCTGACGTTCGTGCAGGACCGACCATCAGATAAGGTGTGGACCTATAACCGCAGTAATGTGGTGATGCCGGATGATGGCGCGCCGTTCCGCTACAGCTTCAGCGCCCTGAAGGACCGCCATAATGCCGTTGAGGTGAACTGGATTGACCCGAACAACGGCTGGGAGACGGCGACAGAGCTTGTTGAAGATACGCAGGCCATTGCCCGTTACGGTCGTAATGTCACGAAGATGGATGCCTTTGGCTGTACCAGCCGGGGGCAGGCACACCGCGCCGGGCTGTGGCTGATTAAAACGGAACTGCTGGAGACGCAGACCGTGGATTTCAGCGTGGGTGCTGAAGGGCTTCGCCATGTACCGGGCGATGTCATTGAAATCTGCGATGATGACTATGCCGGTATCAGCATCGGCGGGCGCGTGCTGGCGGTAAACAGCCAGACCCGGACGCTGACGCTCGACCGTGAAATCACTCTGCCATCCTCCGGTACCACGCTGATAAGCCTGGTTGACGGAAGTGGCAATCCGGTCAGCGTGGAGGTTCAGTCCGTCACCGACGGCGTGAAGGTGAAAGTGAGCCGTGTTCCTGACGGTGTTGCTGAATACAGCGTGTGGGGGCTGAAGCTGCCGACGCTGCGCCAGCGCCTGTTCCGCTGCGTGAGTATCCGTGAGAACGACGACGGCACGTATGCCATCACCGCCGTGCAGCATGTACCGGAAAAAGAGGCCATCGTGGATAACGGGGCGCACTTTGACGGCGACCAGAGCGGCACGGTGAATGGTGTCACGCCGCCAGCGGTGCAGCACCTGACCGCCGAAGTCACCGCAGACAGCGGGGAATATCAGGTGCTGGCGCGATGGGACACGCCGAAGGTGGTGAAGGGGGTGAGCTTCCTGCTTCGCCTGACCGTGGCAGCGGATGACGGCAGTGAGCGGCTGGTCAGCACGGCCCGGACGACGGAAACCACATACCGCTTCACGCAACTGGCGCTGGGAAACTACAGGCTGACAGTCCGGGCGGTAAATGCCTGGGGGCAACAGGGCGATCCGGCATCGGTATCGTTCCGGATTGCCGCACCGGCAGCGCCGTCGCGGATTGAGCTGACGCCGGGCTATTTTCAGATAACCGCCACGCCGCATCTTGCCGTTTATGATCCGACGGTACAGTTTGAGTTCTGGTTCTCGGAAAAGCGGATTGCGGAAATCAGGCAGGTTGAAACCACAGCCCGCTATCTTGGCACGGCGCTGTACTGGATAGCCGCCAGTATCAATATCAGGCCAGGCCATGATTATTATTTTTACGTTCGCAGTGTTAACACCGTGGGTAAGTCGGCATTTGTGGAGGCCGTCGGTCAGCCCAGCGATGATGCGGAAGGTTATCTGAATTTTTACAAGGGGCTGATTAATAAAACGCATCTTGGCAGGGAACTGCTGGAGAATTTCGAACTGACAGAGGATAACGCCAGCAGGCTTGATGAGTTCTCGAAACAGTGGAAAGACGCTAACGATAAATGGAATGCCATGTGGGGCGTCAAAATTGAGCAGACCGAAGACGGTAAACATTATGTTGCCGGGATTGGCCTCAGCATGGAGGAGACGGAAGAAGGAAAACTGAGCGAGTTTCTTGTCGCCGCCAACCGTATCGCGTTTATTGACCAGGCAAACGGTAACTCAACGCCGATGTTTGTGGCACAGGGCGATCAGATATTCATGAACGACGTGTTCCTGAAACGCCTGACGGCTCCCACCATTACCAGCGGCGGTAATCCCCCTGCATTTTCCCTGACTCCGGACGGAAAGCTGACCGCTAAAAATGCGGATATCAGCGGCAGTATCACCGCCAGTTCAGGCACGCTCAACAATGTGACGATAAACCAGGACTGTGTGATTAAGGGAAATTTATCTGCAGCACAGATAACCGGAGATATTGCGAAGACGTATGTGCTTAACGGTAACAGTGTGTATATACCGGCTCAGGTATTTACCATGAATCTGGTGATGCTGGGTAGTGCTGAACACCTGTACTTTAACGGTAACGAGCAGACACCGGTTTCCTCTGCGATCCTTTCAAGGATGCAGACAGACAGTGTCTGGAGCGGCGGAAGTCCGGGGCATGGTGGCGGCAGTTACAGACCTGTCTACAGCACAATCTGGATCAAAGTGTTCAGGCTTAATGCGGGGACACCCGTGACGGTGTCGGTTTCAGGTAATGCAGTGACAGTTATCTGGATGTCGAAGGCGTAAACACGATGAATATGCCGCAACTACCGGCAAAGTAGCCGGGGTTTCAGGCTGCAGTATCCGTTGACATTTTTATAACCCAGATTAGGTGCCAGAAATGGCGCCTTTTTTATTGCAGAAAAGCGAGAGGTAATTATGCGTAAATTATGTACTGTTATTTTGTCTGCAGTCGTCTGGCTGGTTGCTGCGGGTGCGCCCGCAGGTGCAGCAGAACATCCCTCCACACTGAGTACCGGGTATCTTCATATTCATTCTGATATGTCCGGTAGTGATGATTTAACAGGATTCAACGTGAAATACCGTTATGAATTTACGGACACGCTGGGGCTGGTGACGTCATTCAGCTATGCAGGAGACAGGAATCGCCAGCTTACCCGTTACAGTGATAGCCGCTGGCATGAAGACTCTGTGCGTAACCGTTGGTTCAGCATGATGGCGGGACCGTCTGTACGCGTGAATGAAGGGTTCAGCTTGTATGCGATGGCGGGTGTGGCTTACAGCCGTGTATCCACCTTTTCCGGATATTATCTCCAGGTGACCGACAACAAGGGGAAAACACACGATGTGCTGACCGGAAGTGATGATGGTCGCTACAGCAACACGTCTCTGGCATGGGGGGCTGGCGTGCAGTTTAACCCGACAGAATCCGTGGCCATTGATATTGCTTATGAAGGCTCCGGCAGTGGCGACTGGCGCACTGACGGTTTCATTGTGGGGGTCGGTTATAAATTCTGATTAGCCTGGTAACACAGAGTAATGACAGCCCGCCGGTTCTGGAGGGCTTTTTTGTGGGGGGAATATGTCAGTACAGATTTCAGGTGTGCTGAAGGATGGTACAGGAAAACCGGTACCGGACTGTACCATAGAGCTGAAAGCCGTGAGAACCAGCGAGACGGTGATAGTCACCACGGTGGCAGAGCACCAGCCAGGCGAAACTGGCAGTTACAGCATGCAGGTTGAGCCGGGGCGTTATCGTGTGACCTTGTGCGTGGAAGGTCGTCAGCCGGCATGCGCCGGCGAGATTGATGTCATGGCCGACGACGAACCAGGCACCCTGAATGCCTTTCTGCTCCGTGAAACGGATGCAGCGTATTACCCTGATGCACTGAAGAAGCTGGAAGCGGCGGCGGATGAGACTGTGCGCAGGGCGCGAGAAGCTGCTGAGAAAGCCGAAACTGCCGTGGGGCCACAGGGACCGAAAGGCGACACCGGAGCAACTGGTCCACAGGGACAGAAGGGGGACAAGGGCGATACAGGCCCGGCAGGGCCACCGGGGCCGAAAGGGGATAAAGGTGACAAGGGCGATAAGGGGGATACCGGTCCGAAAGGTGAGCAGGGCGATCCGGGCGGACCACAGGGACCGAAGGGCGACAAGGGGGATACAGGCCCGGCAGGTCCACAGGGGCCGAAAGGGGATACGGGAGCTGCAGGCCCGGCAGGGCCTCAGGGTCAAAAAGGTGATACGGGAGCCACAGGTCCGGCAGGTCCACAGGGACCGAAAGGGGATACGGGAGCCGCAGGTCAGGCAGGGCCTCAGGGGCCAAAAGGAGATACGGGAGCCGCAGGTCCGGCAGGACCTCAGGGGCCAAAGGGAGACACGGGAGCTACAGGTCCGGAAGGTCCGCAGGGACCGAAGGGAGATACGGGAGCTGCAGGCCCGGCAGGACCACAGGGGCCAAAAGGGGATACGGGAGCCACAGGCCCGGCAGGACCACAGGGACCGTCAGGAAGTCCTGACAGCGGACTGTTTGGTGTCGGTTCTTTTGTCCTTGCGGCGTATTATGCGACGAGTTATTCAGGGGATATGGCACCGGGCTCAGCCATTGCCGGCTCATCACTGTCTGCATGTTGCCTTTCGGATGGAACTCCTCTGATTGCTTCCTCTCGTGTGGGGGATACCCGTTTACCGGGCACGTGGCGTGCATGTGGTCCGGTAATATGGACATCTGCTGCAGGTACAAGACAGGCAGGATTATTTCAGCGCATATCATGAGGAGGTCATGGTGGATAAGGGAAAAGAGATTATTGCAGTACGAAATGCAGCCTACAACGAATACGGCGGGATAAACTGTGAGGTGCAGTTTGAAGATGCGGTCAATGAAAAAGGAGAGCCGGTATGGCTGCCGTATACCGCAACGGAAACGGATAATACTGAACACGGAAAAGCCTTGTGGTCTGGTCTGACAGCAGGAACATACGGAAGTGTGACCGCCTTTGTTGCCACGGCTGCAGTACTTGAAGCGGCAAAGGCGGCGAAACGGGAAGAGATTAATATCTGGCGTGATGTGCAGGAGAATATGGAATACGTGATGGAATTCAACGGAAGGAACTGGGATTACGGCAAGAAGACGTTGTCCAGGATAAGCACGACACGCCTGATGGCAGAGAATAACCGTCTTCCGGAATGTTTTGCCTGGACGGACGGGGATAATAATGTGGTGCCGGTAACGGCGGCGGAGATAATTGCGCTGGCAGATGCGACAGAGCAGGCGATGTTTGCGAAAGGTGTGGAGATTAATACACGTCAGCTTCAGATGAAAGCAGAGGTTGAAGCGCTGACAGAGCTGAAGGCGATCCGCAGTTATGTTATCGGATGGCCTGCAAGCTGA